ATCTTCTTGCCAATGCTGATAAGGATTGTCGTGCCGCTTAGCGTCTTTTTCAGAAAAGAAGATTGCGATGTTAAATTGATCGGTTCCGTAGCTATCAAGGTCACGAACCCAAGTTCCTACCCACTCCCACGCCTCTCTTACGATCCGCTCATCTTCGGTCATCGTACTGCCTCCGATTCTTTGCGCTTAGGTCGAAAATTTAATCTTCCAGAGATACGATTTTTTGCCCAAAGTAGACGACATACATCGCAACGACCCATACGAACAGATAGGCTATAAATTCCACATTCTTTGCACTGTGGAAGTCCGTAGTCTAATCCACCAATCGAGATGCTCATCTTATTCTCCAATCCATCCCGCAGGATGCCAACCTCGTCTCCTTCCAAACTTAATGCACCGTGTTGGTTGCGGCTGGCTCTATACGGTGCCTAAGAGCGCCGGGTCAGCACTGATGATTTACTCTCTGTTATTCGAGGCGCATTGGGCATCACCCCCTTTCCTGCGTTGGTTGCGCTACTGCTGAATTTTAATGCGCGGACCAGAGTTCGGACTGGTCCTCTAGCATTAAGCAGGTGCTGTGCCACCCGCTCCGTCTGCTTAGTTCTTGATCAGGTTCGTATTATGTTTCTCTGTGCAACCCGGAACCTTGCATTTAAACTGGCGAACCTCATTACGCTTCTTACCTTGATATTCTGTCTCCGCCAATTCAACGTCCAACGTCACGTTCAAGAGTGGTCCTTGATACTTCCACTGCGATGGATCATCAGGATGTGTATCCGAGCCTTCAAAAATCCCCGGCGGTGTCAGCTTGGCCTTTTCGGTTCCTGCGAACTCATCCTGAATCTCCTCCATTTGAAATCCGCAAGCATGAACGAAGTCGAAGATGATAAAGCCGGCCTTAGAATTAAGACCCGCAAATACTCTGCGTCCATCATACTCTGAGTTGTCAATGATAGCCATCTCAGCATTGAGTGACACTGACTCTTTATCCTTCGACGCCTTCGGACGGAAGTTCTTGACTTGTAGTGTGTACCATCCTGCTGGTACGGGCAATGCTCCAGAGAGTTCTTCTTTCTGATAGGACATTTGAAATGCCATGTGTGCTGCTCCTTATTTCTTTGAGTTAAAACTTTTGTGGATTGTCGAGTCAACGCTTCTCATAACAACCGGTCTTCTCTTGCATGAGCATCATTAATTCCGCTTGTCTCTGCATATCGTAAACACCTTTTGCAATTCTAGCGCCCTGCCTGGCATTGGAATAGATTGGACCTTCTTCAGCATTTCTCCAATCTATACAATAATCACCTCTAAGCAGGGCTACAAAGGGCGAACTACAATCTCAACCTGCTCAAGTTTGTCAAGATACTCTGTTGGGATGCTACGAGAAGCAGTGATCTGAATCTCTGCATCCGTGGTAGCAATAGTTGAAGTCGGCGAGACTAGGATACTTGACTTTTCCTGAATCTCATTTCCCGCAGCATCCTTTACAACTTTAGGATGATATAGAACAGCGTACGTGTACAACTTACCTTTTGCCATTGGTCAGTTCCTCTCTTTTCTTTTTGTGTTTTGCAATCATGTCCATGATGTTTGGCGGTTCAAGAACATCCAAAAGCATTGTTGTGGAAGCTCTTACATTGTAGGTAGGTTTGCAAGTAACCTCATATTGTTGCTTGCCGTTCACTTGAATGCGATAAACCTCGTTAAAAAGGCTCATGCACTCTGCGAGATACTGCGGATTAACAGTTTGTAAACCAGTGTACTTAGTCTCATCTGGCGTCGAAGTACCTTCTTTTTCATCTTTTTCGTGAAAAACAAAGATGAAATTAACACCAAGATACGTCAATTCACCAACGAGATAGCGCATATAGTTCTGTTTACCAACCACCGCATCCCAGTCTTTTCCTTTGTATACCAAAGTCGAGTTTCCAACTTTGATACCTTTATACAAACCAGGTTGCTGTCTTCGTATTTCTGCATCCATAGCATCTACCATGAACGTAACAGAGTCAAAGACAATAGTTGTTGGAAGAGCCAGACCTTTAGTCTTATTCGCTTTCATCACTGCAAGGTCTGTCTCTATTTGCAACATTGTTGGTCTAGAAAGAATGAACAGATTTGGCTTGCCTTCCAACGACTCAGCACGATCATCAAAGTCATAATATCTAATCGGACCCGGCGCCGTTGCAGCAAACCAACTCTTCCCACTCTTCGGTTTTCCCATGATCGCAATCTTGAGGCGCTCTGTGGCATGTACATCCTCAGAGCGCACTCCTAGCATATTTGTGAATGGTGAAGTAGACATTTCCTGCTCCTTCTTATGCTACTTCTTTGTAGCGGCGTTGGAATTTGCTGCTATGGTAGCCTTCTCTGCTGCTTGGGCTGCCTCTTTTGCCGCAGTCTTAGCATCAGCATCCTGCTCCCATGCAGCATGAGCACGGCACTTCTGATAAGTCAGAATGTCTACATGATCCGGCTCGGCTTCTGTTGGCGTCAGAGTGATTGTAGTGATCTGAAAATCCCCTGCTCTCCAGCATTGCATGTGGTTAGAGAGCACCTGCTGACACTTTGTCACCTGTATCTCAGGATGCTCTGCGAGTGACAAGTAAGTCTTTCCTTCTATGAGCATGTTAACTCCTTCTCCTGCTCAAAACGTTGTGGGTGTAACTTTCTCAGTATCCCAGATCGGCATCTTGAGAAAGCCATTGGTTAGCGTAGATTGTTCTGCGTCCCTAGAACTCTGACGACAAACATCTCTGAAAGCACACGTTGTCATGTGCCAGTTCGTGCAAGCTGTTGTATTGCGCCAGAGAGGAAAACTAGCTGCAAAACTTTCTGTATCGAGAATTAGATGCTGTACAGTTGCAAACATCCTATAACGATAGGCTTCGAGCTGCTCTGACGTCTTCCTAATCGGCACACGCTTAAATCGTTCTTGCGGTGTGGAAGCTGGTTTCTTCTGAATTAAGTTCATCAGAATCTTCGAGCAATCACGCTTCAAGAGTTGGTCTGCTGGTACAAACTGCGGAAGAATCTTCGAGAGTGCATAAATGTACCCTGTTGGACCTTCCTCCGTTTCAAATTGCATCCCAGGATCGCCGCGAAAAGCGCCCATAGTCTTATGATCCATAGGACAGATGAAATAGCCATCGTCTACAATCAGGTCCATCCGACCAGCAAGATAGATTTCAATATCCTCGCCGATGAACAAAGGCACTTCGCCGTTTCTACCAAATGAGACTTCTGTACCAAGAACTCTGATCTTCTCATTCAACGGTGACATTACAGACGCATACTGCATTAACAAGCCAGCGAAACCAAACGCGCCGCCGATAACCTTAAACTCCTTGTGCTCTGAGTGAACATCCATTCTCATTTCCTGCCACTCGGCCATAGCACGAACAGAAGCCCACTTAGTAACATCAAAGTCAGGATTCTTAAACTCCTGATAGTACATCTCCAGCATCTTATGAAGTAGAACGCCAAAGTCCAAATACCACGCACGTTCTTTTTCTCCTTCTTTGACACCGGATTTCTTTTGGTAACCTTGGACGTTGGAGTAGAAGAAATGTTGAGGACAATTTCTATACGTGCTCAACATGTGGTTATCTATCACGACAATCAACTTCTGTTTAGCCTCATCATAGCGTACCCACGGAAGCGGTGTACGATTGAGAAACTCAATCAACTGACCGGAAGGTTTCATCTAGAGTTCTCCATAAGAGATTGCAAGAAGTTTTCCCACGGCTGCGAGAGTTGCACAGACCTGCTCACGTTCACTACGTAGTTTAAACATTTCACTAGCTGATTGTCTTATTTCTTCTGTCAGCTTTCTTTGATTTTCACGAAGACTTACAATCTCTGCTTGTCTTGCCTTCAATGTGTCTTCAAGTTGTACCTTTGTCATTTTCCTACGCTTTCTTAAGCATCGCTGCTATCTTATCCATCGTCATGCCCTTAGCCTGCATCTGCTTTAGCAATGCCGCAATCTGCTCTTGGGCCTTCGTCTTAGAGATTGTTCGAGTCTTCTTAATCGTTGTTGTAGTAGAATCATGCACTCCCGTTGTCGTCGGCGTTGGAATGTGAACCTTGACGCCAGCATAACGGTGCATCTTAGCTGTACGACGTTGCTCTTGCTCAGTAATCATCAGCGATAGGATGTTTCTGTGATACTCAATACTAAGATCAAGCTCAACATCCGACAGCTCATTGATCTTACGCTGCGCAAATAGCCAGTCAAGACCATTAATCTGTATCTCTCTAGCCCTGCGCCGATAAAACACTGTCTGCCCTTCGGCGTTTTTGTGCTCATAAGTCTTAGTGATTATACTCTTCGACACCGAGACATCACTCAGACAATTCACACAATACTGCGCATCTATAGTAGACGCAAAATGAAAGCAAAACGCTTGACCACATCGTGCGCAAGTTATCACTGAAGTTGGATGTGTGAGATTAAGCTCAAGACAGCAATCGCACACCGTTGCTGTTAAATGACCCACTTCTTCCGGCTCAGTAGTCGTAGCTGCAAGCGGAATATCCGTTGTCGCTGCTTCTTCCACAGAGATTTCCTCAGGATCATCGGTAGGTACAAAAGACTCGTCAACTTGCTCGACGAGTTCATCTTCTGTCTCATCAGACATTTATTCTCCTTTTACACACTTATGCTACAGAAACTCGTTTTGTCACTTGGCGCCTCTGTGCTTCGTCAGCACGGATCATTTCCTCTAGCGCAAGAGGGTATGCTTCTGGAATTTTTTTAGTTAAGAATAGTTGTAATAGTACACGCACAAGCGCGCTAGTAGAAAGTCTTGGATAATCTACCTTCAGAGCGTCGGCTTGGGCTTGGAAGATTCGGACGGTCGATGCGGTGGTCAACGGCGGGGTGTGAGGCATATGACCATTCTACCCCTTGTATACAAGTCTGTCAAGCGCCATAACCCGCATCTTTTCAACGACTTCCCTCGGACCTATGAAAAAATGGAGGCCGACCCCATGAGACGGGCATCGGCCTACCGAGTGAGCTAGTGTGAATGTGCTCACAGTACCTCAAGTGTATCTCCATCAGTCCATAGGTTTCTCACCCAGTGTGGGCTAATGATACAACCATCAGAAGCATCGTGAGACATGTCGCTAGTATCTCCGTGGTTCATAAACGCACACCGACCGAACATACGATTCGTTGGTGCTGGTTCGAGCCGCCAACATTGTGGACCGCGCTTAGGATCAGTAAATGGACCAGAGAAGGTGTAGGTTCCTGCTGGAAGCGGACCTTGGTCAGCAATGTTTTGTGAGTGAATGTCGTTGAGCATACCAGGACGGCCACTATAGCCAACGCCGATAAGCTCTAGGTCGGTGGGTTTTATACCATTGTCAAGAGTTGCTGGACCAGTGCCGTTTTCGATGGAGCGTTTGAAAAAGCAGCCCCAGTAGCGATCGTAGTAGTATTTCATAGATTCACCTCAAATACATGAAGTACAAGGTTGCTTTCAAAAAAGAATACTGTTCCGATAAACTTTCCAGGTTTTGTTATCGGCCATCCAGTGCCTAGACTACGAAAATAACGTGATTCTATCACGCCTATTTCAGTGTCTACGAGTGCCCACAAATAAAGCTGGCTATTTTGTGCGCCAACGCTCAGTATTTGAGCGTTGCGTGGAAGTTCAAGAGTTGTATCGCCGTCCATGGTTAGCGGATACTTGAATATTTTGAGTTTCATTTCTGGCTCCTGTTCTAGTTCACGAAGTTCTTTGATACAAGCATCACATAGAGTTTCTTCGTTGATGAGCACACTACCACATCTTTCACAAGTATCTTCCTCATCAAACTCTTCCTGATAATCGGGAGGATAGTGCTGTTGCTCCATCAAATGTTCTGCTTCTTGTCTAGATTGTGTCATCAGTTAGCTCCTTTGGTTTTTGGTGCTGCGTATGATAGACCTAGAACACGTTTCGACTTTGTTCTGGAGTACATAGAACAGGAGAAGTACATTGTCGGTACACTCTTGGTTTTCTTGTGAAGCCAAAAACCACTGCCGTATTTATCGCGTGTTATCGGTCTGTTACAGTATTTACATCTTACTACCGGCATTGGTATACTGTCTCCTTATGTTCTCATTCTGTGCGAGAATGTTAGCAATATCGTTGATCGATACGAACGCGCTGTGCGCTCGCTTGACGGTATCGGAGCCTGCGATTTTGTACAAGTAATCTCCCATACCAAGTAAGTTCTCCGCACCATTCTCATCGAGAACAACGCGAGAATCTACGCTACTTGGGAGCTTGAAACATACTCTTGCTGGAAAATTTGCCTTAATATCTCCAGAGAGTACTTTAACCGATGGCCGTTGTGTCGCTAGAATGAGATGCACTCCAGCGGCGCGGGAAATCTGTGCGATGGTTTTTAAGAGTGAGTGAATCGAAGGTGGACGCATCTTACGCTCAATCTGTGAGAGATATCCTGCATCTTGATCGAGCACATCCGCTAGTTCGTCGATGATAAGGATTTTGTACTTCATTTTTTTATCACCCATACCATTACTGGCTCCTACACTTCTAAAACAGTCAGGATTCCAGTAAGCACCTGCATTTAAAGCGTTCCACTCTCCGATATTTCGCGCTAATCCTGACATTTGTTGGTTTCGTAACCTAACCTCCTCAAGCATTGCTGTAAGTGCGGCTCTGAGGTCGGATATGTTATCAAGGACATACTTAACATGTTCAAGTCCCTTGAACAATACCAGATCAAGATTCTTAGTGTCCACAAGCACAAACTCAAGCTCCTCTGGAGTGCGAAAAAGAGAAAGCGAGCAAATAAGCTGTGCTGTGTAGACGCTTTTGCCTGAATTAGTAGCTCCCGACACCAGTAAATGCGGCTGTTGAGCAAGATCAGCATAGAGATGTTCTCCTATGGTGGACTGGCCCATTAAGAGTGGCAGCGCCATTCCACGAGTGAGTGGTGAGGTCATCATTTTGTGAAGACAAGAGTCAAACTGTATAGTCTGTCTATCTTCACGCGGCACAGAAATAGCAATTTCGCCGAGAAAACGCTCAATACGAACGGATTCTACGGCGAGACTGCCAGCAAGTTCTTCTTCTTTGTTGAGAATGGAAGAAAATTTAGGCTCGCCGAGGGGTTTGAAGTAGAATGTTCGTACCACTGGCCCCTCGACCATACGATTGAAGAGTGCGCCGAAACCTAGGACAAACATCTTCCGAGTGAGAGTGATAACTTGCTTTTGTACGAGAGGAGGATATTGTGAGAGGGTTTCGGATTGTTTAGCTGCGGCTTCAGAGGGAAGCATTCGAGCCTCCGTCAGAATAGAGCGCACAGAAATTCTTATTGCACTCTACTGAACCAGCGCGAAGAAGTTCTTTGTACTTGTTCTGAGCTTTCAGTTTTTGAATTGCGCTTTTGTAGTCCTGATGTACAGTTCGTACAGAGACCCCAAGTTCTTTTGCTATCAGAACAAAAGGAATAAGCCTATTTGACTTATTCCATGGACGTGGGCCACTTTTCATTTCTGCCTCCCACTTTCAATGGATGCTCTGAAGCTACTGGATGCAAGCATTAATCTGTGACACGGCGCCAAGTATTTGAACGCCTGTGAAAAATTCACTTTGGACGGATCGAAATGCAGAAAGTATCCGCCAGTTTGGGCAGAGAGATACTTGAGAAGTTCTATCTCTCTCTGCCGGTCTTCGCTGCCAAAGAACACTGTGTCAATTGGTATGCCGGTGCTGATTGACTTGGCAATCTTGATGATGACATTTGCTGAAGCTATCCAAGTACCACTGGTATTCCAGCCTTCTACAATTTCATTATTTCCTTCGGATTGTAACTGGTCAGTCGGCGAGCCGTCAGTAAAAGCGATCAAGCGTGTGAGCGTGGGCGTAGCTTCAAGAGCTTTCTTAAGAGTGTTAAAGAATGGTGTACCGCCAATATTCAAACGAGCTTCTTGAATATCTGTAGATAACTCAAGAAGATTACTTCTCAACTCAGTAGACCATTCTTTTGTGTTCATAAAATGCACCGCTACAGCAGTTTGATTTGGAATACAATTGCGCAGGAACTCTACTACCCCACGCTTTGCATCCTCAATATAACCGCCCATAGAACCAGAGTCGTCAAAGACGATACGGTTTCGGTCTGGGCACTCGCCGGGTGGAAGATAGCGGATAATTGCCGCAGGATTCGCACCGGCAGACGCCGTAGACGCTTTACGAGCTTCGATAGCTGCTCGCTTGGCGTCTATGGCATTCCTAGGATTGGTGATGCTGAAGGACATTGGTTTTCTCCTTAACTTAAGACTTCACCTTTACCTACCTGAAATACCGCATGACAAAACCAGCAAATGTAAAAAGAAGGTGTCTTTGCATTGAGTTTATGTATCAATAAAGTGCATTGATTGGCACAATGTGGACAACGAACGGCGGTAGTTGGGGCTAGACAGAAAGTTACTTTAGTCATTGTACACACTCCAGAGTGAGTTTAGCTCACTCATCTTCGTACCATCGCCGTTATTTCTGTCAGGATGATACTTCAACGCCGCACGACGATAGGAGGATTTATTCAGCGTATCGCCCATAAGCTGCTTGAGTCTTTGTGCTACGGTTTCCTTCGTCATTTGCGGCGCTGCTACAGGTTTGCCGTAGTTGTAGAAGAAGTCTTCTGGCTTGAGACGTTGACCTTTGCCAGTGAATGAGATGCGATTGTTTATGGCCTGTGCTGCTAGGTCTTCAACCTCAATACACTGAATCGGCATTAAGACTGCGTCGGTAATGTCTCTGAGCCGCCGTAGAGTGAGTTCACCCCACTCGTCAAAGTAACTCCAAACTTTGTTAGACTCGTCGTGGCTTCGTTGTGCTATTGGAGCATACTTTAGCCCTAGCTTGCACATTTCAAAGGCTACTTTTTCAACCGTAGAGTTGAAGTTGATTGAGAGTCTACCATCTCCCCAAGAAGAGAGACGCAGCTCTGTGAGCACAATTTTGCCAGAGGCATCTTTGTGATGTTCATAGTACACGAACATACACGTACCTTATACCTTCCCGCAGCGACGCTGCTAAGAATGTGAGTAATGATTGAGTTTTTGACTTAGTTACCGAAGTCCTGCTTTTTCAGCTTCTTTGATCCAACGTGCCCAATTTTCACTTTCAATTCGGACAGCTGCTTCACGAGCCTTGCCATTGTTAGGTAACTCATCCAAACTTTTGTAGCGCATTTTCAGACAAAAACTTTCGCGTGACGTAACGAAAGCGTGGGTTAGAATTCTGTGCGCTCGTACAGCACGTTTCTCAGCATTGTTCAAATGCCGCATTAATTCTGCTGTTGTAGGCATTTTGTGTTTTCCTTTTCCTTTGGCGTTGTTTTTAGCACAGGCAGCTTTATTTGCTAGTTTAAGATACGGGCCTTGGACTCCCGTATCCCTGTGCTTAGACGATAGCTTTAGGCTATCTGTAGACAATTAGTTTCAACGTAGTATCGCTACGTTTACTTATAGTCCCGCCACGAGAAGGCTTGTCTATGGGACCATGATGAACACAGAGATTAAAAAAGCTACGGAGTACGTCATTCCCAGAACGTACTCCGTATGCTGCATTTTCAGCAAATCCTCGGAAGGGAAAACTTAAGCTTCAACAGGCTCTGTCTCATCTGTCGCTGTCTCATTCGCAGTCTGAAGCAGCTTCAAGAATTCAACCTGCTTATCAGCCGGAATACCCATAGCAGTGAGCTGCTTGATGAGCTTGTCAACATCCGTGGTAGCACGACGCTGAGGAGTTTCGTTGATAGCATCCTTGAGATCAATAGTCTCACCATCATGTGCTGGCGTAGGTTCGCTCTCATTTTCCTTCAACTCATCCATATAGCCAATCGCACGAGCTGTTTGAATCGCGTTTAGGCCATATTGGAAGATATAGACGCGCTGGGACTCTTCTGGAACCAGCGTCTCAGCACCAGCCCACGTCTTGACCTGATAGCGGATAAACTCATTCTCGTTAAAGAGTGAGAGTCCATCCTTAGCAGGTCCGGTCCATGAAACTGCAACGCCGGCATGAGGATTAACGGTGCCGTCGTCCAACTTCTCCGGCTCTTTCTTGTCGGATTCGGATTTTACTGCCTTCTTCTCGATAACAGTCTTGCCTTCTGCATCGGTTCCCAGTTTGACGAACTTACGATAGGTGAGCCTTTCCTGAGAGAGCGCACCCGCCTGCTCCATTACGTTTACATCTGCCATTTGTAGTGCTCCTTGCGCTTTAGCGCTGTTGAGATAGTTGCAACTTCTCCAATGAAGGAGATTCTAGAGTTACCGGCGCTGCCGGATGTACTCTCTAGGACGGAGGAAGAGAGGAGAATGGCCTAACAGAAGTGACCGATTCTTCTGCTGCCCAAGAGTCTCTTCCGACTCCGTCCTAAAGAATACACCTCACATCTGAGTGTGAGTTTGTATTCTTCGGGGTGCCGCAACTAGATTTCGCGTGTGTTGAGTGCGTTCTGAATCTGTGACAGTGTAAGGCCATTGAGGGAATTCAAAATAACTCCATCGTTACCAAGAATGTCAAAAACATCAGCCAGCGCATAAATCTGAATGACATTTGTTCCTGGCTCTAGCCAGTCGTCACGCTTTTCCTGAGAACCGACTGTGAGCTTGAGAATGAGTGTTACTTCAATCTCTTGTGGAAACACGGTAGACACTGGCGTGGGCGTGGGATGAGGAACGTTGATTGTTTGTGTTGTTGCTGATTCTTCTGCCATGTCACTTCTCCATTCTTAAATTGTACGCCTCGCGGCGATGGTTGTCAAGGGCTAAGATGCCTGAAATTAGCATCTTTGAAGGATTTTTTGGCTTAGTTGACCAAATTTGAAGACGGCGTGGAGGCTGCTTTGCGGAGTTCTAGTTGAGTTTGCAGAGCTGCCATGACTGTTTCAGAACCTACGACGCAGCCTTCATAGAACATGGACATGGCAAATTCATGGATACGTTCGGCGTCTGCTTCGGTAATGTTGTAGGCTGCTTTGAACATGAGAATGAGCAAAATCTCCAGTGAATTATCCGCTGGATGCAGAGAGTGGAGTTTTGGCAGCAAAAATTTCGTCTGTTCTTCTGGCATTTTCGTATTCTCCTTTTAGAGCGTTAGCTCTGTAGGGCCGAGGAAGCATTATAGGCTGTTCGATTATTGCTTCAAGAGAGTGTTCCCCGCACTCTCTGTACTCGGTCCTACAGAACCTGCGCTTTGTCGAAAGTAGGAAGCTTAACAAGCAGGCTCTGCTTAGCTAAACTTCTGATGATAGTTCTCGTCTACATCGTACCAATTCACTGTATTTGAACTTACTCAGAGCACATATGAGAACTAAGTAAGTCATAGCGATTGGCGATAGTCGTCACTACATTCTACTTTCGACAAAAAGCATGTTCGCATGTATAGCGCATTGGAGGAGAGTAAGAAAATGACTCTTATGATACCTCCAATGCGCTTTATGAAACTCAGGACGCTTGCGCTTGCAGCTTTGTCTTACGTGCAAGCCGACGTTGCTTTGAATAGTTTACGAATGTCGGCTGCTTATCATGTTGTGGTGTCGTCGTCAAGCGCATCCGCGCTGCGTCTACTCGTGGAGTTGCATCAGCAAATCTCCAGGTTTCTTCAATCTCTCTGGCGCTGACATCGTGAGACTCATGAAACTGTGTGCTACGCATTTGCTTATTCTCCTGTGAAGATAATTACTGCACTTGTACTACATAGACAGACGGCGACCAAGGGTCGCTGGTTACCATTTGAGTGTGTAGAATGTTATGATACATCCTACAGTGATGATTGCTAAAATCCAACACGTACGCTCTAGTTTCAAGAGCCAGTGCAGTGACGTGTGTGAGATGTTTCCTTCTCTGGTTATGCGATAGGGCATGTGTACATGTTCTCCTTGTTTATGAAGCATCTTGCGCTCCCATAGACGCTACGCCAGTATCTAAAGTTTGCGGTTTTCAGCATCACCTACATATGATAGGCATGGTCTGGTACAAATCAAACTCGCAACTCTTGTAGCGTCTATGGCAGAGCAAGTCTGCCAGTGGTTTTCTCTCCACATTAGATGGATGATAGTACCAGGGTGTACACAGTTTAGTTACAAATGTGCATAAGAGTCTCCTTCTGCCGCTTGGCGATTGTTAAGGTTATACTACGTTATAGTGTCATCATTGTTCCGGTCCAAGGAACGTCGTTAGAACTTGTTAATTTTCAGATGCATGTGCGCATAGACAATGCTTAGGTTGAGATTGAGATTAAGCTTGAGATTGAGGCGCTTCAAGCATGTACGCATGTACGCATGTGCCGACTCCTTAGAGTTTGTCAAACTCCTCATCAAACATAATCTTACCATCCGCTGAGACATCAGGATTAAACTGCTCCATAGACTGAGAGAGTTCTTCTTCAGTCTCCATCCATTCAGGTTTAACCTCTCTTCCCTCAACAATAGCTAACTCTCTGAGAGTTCTCCTGACATAAGGATTAAACAAATGTGCAGCTTCTTTCGCTACGGTCTTATTGCTATTAATAATATCCTGCATTGATACAGGTATTTCAATAGCAGCAATCTCAGCAAGAGCTGTAGCAGAGAGTTTATAACCTCTTGCCTCAAGCTCAGCACGTGCGATGGTTTCTTTATAACGCTTTTTCACAGCGTAGTAGTCCTTACATACTTGTGAATTCTTTTCTTTCTCATCATAAAACTTTGCACGCTCAAGAGGATTCTTAGACGTTTGCCAGTGTCCAAAACGCTCTAAAAACTTTGGATACGCACTCTTGACTTGTTTGTACAATAACAACGCTTGTACATACTCCTGAAACTCTGGAAACTGCGTCCTATCTACCATCTAAACCTATCCTCCTCAACTCTCTTTATCATACGCCTGAGAGAGTGTGTTTGTCAAGACAATTAGATGGGAAGGGGGTAGTCGAATACCCTCTCTATGTCATTCATTCGACGGGGTTTAACCTCCACCCCTATGCATACGTCGGAATTTTTGACACGCGATGCCTCATCTCATGCCCTCGGCGCGGCGCGTGTGCAAAGATCAGTAGAAGAGAAAGTTTATACCACATCTCATTCGCTCATACCACATCTCATTCTTTTGCTAAAACTCTTTTCTTCTTCTGTTCTTTGTATATATGATAAATAATATATTTTTACTTACCTATACATTAAAAGAACGTTTTTGCTACGTTTGTTTTTCCTAGACGAATTCATGCATTTCGGAATCCGCCTATGCCCTTCGCCCCACCATCGCGTGTCATTTTTTCGGACGCATGTATAGGGTAAGAGGTTAAAGTCAATCGAATCATCGCTTTACAGGGGGTACTGGAGTACCCTCTCACATTCTAGTACAAGAGAGAGAGAGAGTACATGCACCCACGCACACATGCACAGAAATAAGCACAGAGGATATTCTCTCTGTGCTTATTCTGCACACGCGCACACTCTGTCACTTGACCATATTCAAGTCGAATCCATAGAACCTGCACAGAGCGCGAAATGACTTCTCTACCGGTTCTGGCAAGAATGTGCGGTTGGCCAGTAGCTTCGCCTTTAACGCTGAAAGCAGTGTGAGTTGCTGTGCGCCCGTGGTCTTATCGGCTAGCTTTTGCAACTCGTTCTCGGCGTAGTTTTTGATCGAAGCTTCCGCGCTGGTCAAACTCTGATACCATTGCTGCATTATCCCCAGATACTCACCACGGCTGTCACTGAAGATTTTGTTATTCGCCTCAGTGAGGATTGAAGCGATAACGTAGAGTGTAGCGCTATCTGTAACGCCCGCAGAGCTATACTCTACATACGCATCCCGCTCAGCTTGCTTGAGTGCGCCCCACTTTGCTGCAAGGGCGATGCGCTGACGTTCATTCAACACTGACAGCGGATTAAATTCAACAACTCCGCTCGCTAGTGTCGCTTTGGAGTCAGTCACTTTCACTGACTTCAACTCAGATACATTGGTTTCGTTACTCATGTTTGTTTTCTCCATGTACAGTCGATAGACTGTGCTAGGCTCACTCTCTACAGCTTATGAGTCGTAACAATGCTGTAACATGTTAACAGCGGATTGCATACTTCACCGCGTCTATGCTCAGTGATTGTACATGAGCCTAGCACAGCCTACCTTAGACTGTGCGCGCACCTCTGAGAGTCAGAGTGTTTCCACACATACGCATTACACGTATTCACCTCTGTGCGCTTGTCCATTCAATTGTCAACATATAACCTAATCATTACCGTGGCCTGAGCCGTATGGAAGTGTCTTATGTTTCCTTCCACTCTTAAAGTGTAGCTCAGTTTCACTCTCTGCGCACAACTATTTTCAACAAGTTTAACATTAAACTATATCTACCTGTAGTGTTTACTCTCTAGTAAACACAAGCGCACACTCTGTACTCATGTACTCCCATACTCATCTACTCACCCACCGCTTTATGTTTCCTCCGCCTCAAAAATTCCATCCTCGTGAATGAAGGTGGGGGGACGCTCCTACTAATTTTTTCAGAAATTCTGAAACTACAGCTTCTACTATGATTGAATGTACATGCTAGAACATGCGCACAAACATGCGTATATGCGTGGGTGTGGTGTGAGTAGAGTTGTGCTATGTACATGCGCCCACGCGTACATGCGGAGTTGTATGCGCCTGAGAATGAGTATTTTTCGCCCACGAATTAGCTCGCATACACTTGACGCCGCCGCCGGAGACGTGGTACACTTAAAACATGGACTCGAAGTGCACAAGTACACAAAATGTGTATGAGAATATCGACGGAGGAGATGTGACCTTCGAGAAACTGAAGGCGACTTTCGTACATTCTTACGATCCTAGTCCTCTTCGCCGCGCACTTTCGGCGCATTTCTCCAACTACACAGGGCTTCTGGAGTCTCGAAACCGCGAAGGAGAAGAATCCTAATGGCAGAGTCTGAGATTAAGATTCACACTAGCGTCGGCGGTGGCCCACGCACGAAGCACAAAAGCTTCCCACGAAAACCTTCCACGGTAGAAAAACCCACTCCTACAGATACCAACGCTGTAGAGCCACTCGAAGCATCCAGAATCCAACGACATGACAAAACTCTCAAACGCTTTAAGGGTGCGGATGGTAAATGATGACAGACACAGGTAGTGATCTTGCAGATTCGATCATCAGTGGAGTGAATAAGGCTCGGCGTTTTATAGAGTCTATTCCCACGCCCTCGCTCAAGAAAGATACTACGGATCATGCTTATGCTGATAAGATGGTCCAAGACGCTAATGCTTCTTTTCGCAGACAGCAAGACTCGACAGCTAAGGCCAAGAAGCAAGGTCATTCCTATAAAGCAGCTCAATCTGAACACAAGAAACAGGCGGCGCGGAAATAATGGCATCCTCCTCAAATTTCGGACACCTACACTACGGTGGCTCGCTCAATCCTAAGACCGGGCGTCTTGGTTCTAAGCCAGCGCAGAAGAACATGTTCAAGAAGTTGCAGCGTCTTGAGAAGATTGTACGTCTCGAAGCTGCTGGATTTGGTGAAGCTGCGATAGCTTCGATGCTCTGTGTCTCTGTACAGCGTCTACGCTATATCAAAAAGTCCGCCGACTACCTCAACGCTCGCATTAAAATCACCCACGGCATAATCATCGACATGGACTCTAATCTGGAAATGATTAAGAGCCAGCGCCGCGAGATGCTCACTCAAATGCTCCCAGCAGCACTCCAAGTTTTGGCGAATGAAGTCCAATCACAAGGAACCACTCTTGCTGAGCGCAAGCATAAAGTTGCTTTGGCTCAAGACATCCTTGATCGTGAAGGTTCGTTCGCCAAAATATCTAAGACAGAAGTAAAGCCAGTAGATATGTTCGACTTCGAGAAAGCAGATGAGGCTTCTCGAAGCATCATCAGTGCTATTCGTGGCATAGCGCCTCCGCTAGGTGGCTCGGAACATTCTGCTATTGCAGTGGCGGCGAACACAGAATTCTCAAACTCGCACACACTTAGCGCTATCGACCAAGAAGCAGCACTCAAGTCTCTAGAGGATGCCGCGGAAACTGGCGAGTTCGATGCGCAACTTCTGGAGATTCTTCCTACAGATGGAACGGTGAACTAGATGGAGATTCAAAAAGAAACTCTCAGTTCCGCAGTATGTGCCAGATTTTTATGGAGACTATGAAGATGCTTTCTTGTGGGAGCGCTTACGATGAGAGACGTGTTTAGCCCAATTTTCGGTCCTCCGTGTTTTGAGTGGCTGTACTGGGTAGAATGTATGACAACTAACATTGACTAAGGAGCAGCAAAATGTGCAAAAAAGCAGCAGAAACCGTAGGAGCATTGATGACTGGTCTTGAGCCAGAGCTTCAGTCGCTTCTTACCGCACTTAATCTCGCAAATACAACCGAAGGTATTGCAGCGCTTACAGCTTATAAAACGGCTGCGGCTGCGTTGACAAATTGGACTTCAGGAACAGTTGCACAGGATGTTATCGAAGCTCTAGATGCTTTCGAGACAGTCTTCGATGCTCTGCCTATTCCAACTGCTTATGTCGTTTACGGCAATCTCATCTTGGCAGGTATTACGACCATCATTGGGATTGTTACAGCTAACTCAGCAGTTACGACAACTTCAACCGCCGCTGTAGCTGAAGACGAAGCTGCGACACCAGAAGAGACAACTGCTATGTTTCAAGCTCACGTAGCATCGAAGACCACAGCCAAAGTCCAGACGCTTGTGCCAGGATTTGAGCGCAGCCTTTTTCATTCTCCAGTGTCTCAGCAAAAGAATCAGTGGAACAAGGCAGTCGATGCGAATCCTACGCTTGGTATAAGCAAGGTTTAATCAAGTAACAACAGAGACCTTTGCAACTACTGTGATGCCATCTGCGGCGTGAAGCGCCACCGGAAGTTAAACTCATTTTCAGGAGCAGAAATGAAAATTCTTATACCGATTGATCCTAAGATTGAATTACTGGAATCGGTAGTTTATGCAGAGGATCAACCTGAGTATATTCCTCTTCCAGCAAGTAGGACTCCAGATGGAGAAGTTGTCACTTGCTGGAAGTTAAGTTGGAGAGCACGATTGGCGATATTTTTTGGCGCTCGTTTTTATGTGACTCTCTTGACGTTTAACAGACCGCTGACTCCTCTAAGAGTGAGTGTCGAAAAACCAGTTTACTCAGTTGTAGAAAGTTTGCAATGAGCCAACGTGAAATAGAACAAACGGTGCGAGATATCCTCAGGACTCTTGAAGTAGGAGAGACTGGGGATACCTTCGTGCCGCGTTCTACTATTCTTGGTTACAATCTCATTCCCACGGATCTTTGTAAAAATGCCGCAGAGAAAAAGCAAGTCTTTCGCGCTAATGCTTTGATGGACCTTTACTATTTCAGCACCGTTGTCATGGGCAAGAATCGCTTTTCTAAGAACTCCGACAAAGCAAAGAATCTTCATTATCAGATGTGTCTTACTGTAATGAAAGATGGCCTTAAGGAAGGAATCGAGATTCCCCGTGACCATTTCAAAAGTACAGTCTACAGCGAGTGCTTTTCGATTTGGAGAGCATTACCTTTTGGCAAACGGGAAGAAGATTTCTTTACTTCAGTTGGTTACTCTGATCTCTACATTGAGTGGATGCGTCGAACCCACAGCCAAGACATACGCATCCTCTTGGTGTCCGAGACTATCAAGAACGCAATCAAACTGGGTATCCGAATCTCAAACCACTACGAAAACAATTCATTCTTCCGTCACCTATTTCCAGAAATAATTCCAACTGAAAAGGAGACGTGGACAAATGAATCTCTTCATCAAAGACGAACTCCTGCTGGACGTGGACAGGGAGAAGGTACTTTCGATTTTATCGGAGTCGGCGCGGCCCTACAATCACGTCATTACAACGTCGTGGTGCAAGATGATCTTGTGGGAAGAGAAGCCAGAAAATCCAGTATTGTTATGGCCGATACAATCGATTATCATCAAATCCTGGTCGGTGCTACAGATTCAGACCCGGATAATCCCGGTAGAGACTTTGACGAGATAGTCGTAGGTAACAGGTGGTCGCATGATGACCTCAATTCGCACATACGTCAGGAAGAGCCTTATTTTAGTTGGACTACTCATTCCGCTCTGGGTGGTTGTTGCTCTCTTCATCCTTTCGGTGATCCAATATTCCCAGAGGCTTTCACACGGGAGAAGTTACTACGCTGGAAGCGCCGTCTTGGCAGCTATCATTTTTCTTGTCAGTTTCTTAACTATCCTATTGATCCTTCTAAAGCCAAGTTTAATATGGCGGATTTTCGCTATTTTAACTTTGAAAAAGTAACTGGTGCATTGGCGGTGCCGAAGGAATCTTCGATAGTTAGCAGATACTTTGAGACTTCTCATCCTCAGCAGTATCGCATTGTCATTCGTCATCATGTAGCAGAAGGCGATGTAATAAAAGATGTCTTTCCACGCAATCTGGATCGTTATATGACAGTTGATCCGAATCACGGAGGTTCACACTTAGGCCAAGAAGCCGGCAAAGACGGTCGGTGCCGTCATGCTATTGCGGTTACTGGAGTAGAGCGTGATCCTCGCAGAGTTTACTTACTCGATCAATGGGCCAAAGCTTGTCCTATAGATGATTTTGTTAAGCAGATATTTTTTCTCGCAGTCAAATGGAAGCTTCGTGTTGTCTACGTCGAAGCAGTGGCAGCACAGAAGTATTTGCTTTATCATCTAAACTACTTCGTCGAAGAACACAAGCACGATCATCCAGAGCTTGTTGGTATCCAGTTTCTTCCTCTCAAGACTCCACAGAACGCAAACGCTAAAGCAGAACGAATTGAAAATTTCATTCCAATCGTAGAGCGCCATGAACTTTGGTTAGACACGAATAATTGTACCGAGTTCAAAGAAGAAGTAGAACAATATGGGCAACGGAAAGGTCTTATTGACTTGCTTGATGTTCTCTCTTATGGTCCTCAGATTTGGAAATTTGACAAAGTTTCACAAGAACGTGTCGATGATTTTATGTTAAAGCAGAAGTCACTGTTTGCTCAAAGAATGAGGGCAGCAGCAGCCTAGTACGGGGGAGCAGGGAATGGGTGATACGTGTGCGACTGTGCCTTGTCAGCTTGTTAAGGACATCGAGAGCGATGTAAGAACGCTTAGGCGTATTGTGATTGAAGGAAATGGAGAACCCTCTCTAGTGTCCAGAATGACAAGCGCCGAGACAAAACTTGCTGCGATCGTATGGCTAAGTTGTGCTACTTTAGCCAGTGTCTTAGCCACACTAGCCGCAGTCATAGCAAAGCATTTTTAGGAGTTTTAATGAGCGCTATCTCAGAGAGTCATGATAATGAAATTGGATGGACCTTTAATACACTGAAGATCCATCTCCTTGCTATCATGGATGAACGTGAGAAGGCTCATGAAAAAGCTCTAAACGCTGCTTTAACAGCGGTGAAGGATGGTAAAGCAAATGTTCTTGCTCTTTCTCTCGCTGGCTCAGCAGTAATCGCTACCGTCGTAGCTATCGCAACTTTTTTTGCGATGATACATAAGTAGGAGTAAGAAATGGTTATCTCAGTACCATTACAACTTGCACTGATCTTCTACGTTGTTAATTCTGTCGCCTCGGCTTTGGTACAGGCTTTACCTGTACCAAATGGTAATGTAGTATACACATTCATTTATAAGTTCTTAAGTCTGCTGATTGCGGATTTCAAGAGCTTTAGTGCTACGATACCAGCGCCGCAGCTTCAGTTGACTGCACCAAAGACTACCACAGTCATTGCAGGCACTTCGATAACAACTCAAAGTAACGCAGGCGTCCTCTAATGCCATATCAACCACCCACGCAAGTAACGCCGGAACTTATTGGACCTGATAACTATCGGGAGATTTGTGATTTTATCAAGGATAAGATTGCACATCTCGATAGACGGTTGCAGACTTTTAGAACTGAGAAGTTGCCAGAGTATGTGCGCTTGTACAAGGCACGGCCAAAGAATAAAGAAGCCGATTGGCCATGGCCGGGCGCGGCGAACTTAGTAATCCCAATCATCGGTACAGCATCAGATGAGTTGTTGGCTCGTATCATGGGTGGTATTTATATGTATGATCCGCTCTGGGCAGCTACAATGAGTGGCGGCCTACCAGGAAAAGACGGCGAAGAACTCAAGCAGGTTGTACAAAACTTTTTGATGGACATGGCATATGCGCCGGATGAGTTAGACCTATACAGGGTTGAGCAGAGCGCATTTCACAGTGCGATTAAGTATGGCACAGGAATCATCTACACGCCATATGAGTTTGAACAACAGGTAGTAATGGAGTATAAGAGCGGCGGTACTTCAGAAGAAGATGGCCCAGTCAAATCAGAAGAGCATATCATTACCAAGCGCGATGGTCCTCATCCTGAGTTGTTGCCGCTGAATCGTTTTATCTTTGATCCTTCTGTGCCGAAGTTAGAGAACATGAAGCTCTTTGGACATATTGATTCTCTTGATATGTGGGCAGTGCAGGATCTTAAAGCGAAGAGTCCTTACTACAAACAGAGTGATATTGAATCATTGCTTAGTAATCCTGACGCTGTTCAAGAAACAGAGATGGAACGGGAGATTAATGAGCAGTTCTCTATTGACTCTTCTGGCGTAGATACTGGTGCAGCGCGGTGGTATAACTACACAGTATTCTTTACTTACTGGATCCAAGGCAAGGAGTATTCTTTCCAGGCAAAATACCACAAGCGTACAGAAAAGATTTTGTGGGTAGCTTTTAATAACTATCCTAAGAACATGCTCCCATATCAGGACATGAAATTAGCCTACGATGATGAGTCTTATCTTGGTACAGGTTTTGCTGAGATGATTCACATGGTGCAAAAGGAATTATCGAACAATAATAACTGGCGCACTAACAATCGTAACATGGCAATGCTGGGAGTATGGCGTGCGGACCCAGAATGTAAGCTTGGGTCTATACTGGATGTGTTTCCTGGCGTTGTATTGCCGGGACGTAAAGATGAGATCGAGCACATTAAGGCCGGCGCTGATGTAGGTTATAGCGATGGGCCAGATCAATTTCATATGGCAATAGCCAAGGAACGTACTGGAGTTGATCCCGCTTCTGGTGGTACTGGTGGTGGGATTGTAAATCAGAAGCGCGGTATCTACAGTGCCGCTGGAACTTCAATGGTCATGGCGCAGCAGAATAATCGCAACAACCTTCGTACCGGTGACATGCGCTCGGCACATGTGAAGTTAGGATGCAAGTTTCTCACAATGTACTCAAACTTTGGTATTGGTGAGAAGCTTAAGAAGTATGGCAGAGATGCAGATAAACTGAAGAAGGCGTTAGATCTCTATCGTGATGGCACACTAGGACTGCGTCTTCGTCCAGCATCGGCATCTGCTAACAAAGAACTCGAAAAGCAAAATGACATTCTCATCTCGGATAGGCTTGATCGCTTCTATCAGAGTCAAGCACAGATTATCCAAGCGATCAATTCTGAAGGCATACCGCCAGATTTGAAGAAGTATTATCTGGATATGCTTCTTGCGACAAGAGTCTCTGCTATGACCTTGGCGCGTAACTTTAACCGTGATAATCCTGATGCGTTGCTTCCTGACGTGTCACAGATTATTGAAACCGCTATGCAGCAAATGCAGGCACAAGCAGGAGCAGGAGCAGGCAATGGAAATCAACAAAATCGAGGATCTAATACCGTATCGAGTGTCCCTTCAGGAGCTATGGCTCAAGGAGGAGTTCCAGCCGGTAGTGGAAATGCTCAAGAATCTTCAGAGGGAAGCATTTAACTGGGCAAGATTTGACACCACTAAGCTGTCGGCGGAAGAAATCAAAGCACTCTCAGTAAGAATTAGTACACAGTTAAGAGTTACGGAAGTTTTCTTGGAACTTCCACAACGACTCAGAACACTTGAAGAGCAGCAAAAATACCAAGAAGCAAGTGTACTTAAAATGAAACACTCTCAAGAAGGAGGTGAAATCTAATGGCACTCTTCTCATGGCAGAAGAAATCGAAGGAAGATGGAACAGAGGAGTTCACTCTTCCTGATGAGTTGACAACTAAGATTGAAGCTGGCGCTAATGCGGCGGCTGATCTTACACCGAAAGTAACGCAGATTCTTGAGTCACTTGCAGGGATTAATAAGTTTGTAGAAACGCAGACTGCCAAGGATGCGGCGGCTACTCGTACAGCGACTGCGACTAAGAACACTGAAACACAAGCAGAACTTGAAGAGCGTATTGAGTCTTTGATGCTCGAAGGCAAGACCAAGGAAGCTATTGCTCTTGCTACGCAGCCTCTGACTAACGAGGTTTTGCTCTCTCGTGCAGATCGAATTAAGCGTGAAGTTTTCGAGAATGCTGAAAGATTTCCTTATTATCACGGAGACATTAAGCGTGAAGTCGATGCGCTTCTTGAGAGTCAGCCAGCGGCATTTAGAAACAATGCGCAGAATGTTGAGAATTGCTATCACACAGTTCTTGGCAAGCATACTCCTGAGCTTGTTGAAGGCAAACTCAAGAACCGTTTTGCTAGTTCCGAAGGCAGTCGTGGCACAAGTTCGGGTGCTGCTGGGAACACAAGTGTAGCAGATGACAACAAAGATCGTCTTGCTGGACTTGAAGCAGATGAAAACGTCAAACGCGCTGCTAAGCATCTTGGGTTTACGCCGAAGGCTTACGCTGAAATCTTAGATAAGGAAGGAGTCGGTTATGCCTGAGATCAATCATAAAATTGAAGCGGGAAGTGTTGCTAAGGAGCTGGCTGGAGTAGTGAGTAATCCTGCTACCTCAGCCAAAGATCTTGAGGATGCAATTCAGCGTGTTCTGGCTAAGAACAGAAAAGACCACGTAGAAGCAGCGCAGCCAAAAGAACCGAACTGGGCTACAATGACTGAGAGGGAAGCCTACAAAGCTTCGACTTATATTCCTGCAATCGAGCATGAAGTGCCAGATTACATGAATATTAAGTTGAAAGATCCTGAGTATGAAGTTGTCTGGGCTTCACAGGATCAGCGTAGGATTGGACAGCTTATGGCAGAAGGATATGAGTATTTGAGGCCAGAGCATGTACATCCTGATTTCAAGCTTCCGCTAGTCTTTGATTCTGATAAGTTGTATCGCTATGTCGATGTTATAGCGTTACGTGTTCACAAACGCATTCTGTATGGCAAACGTCGTGCAGGATTAGAACTCTCTCAACGTCAACTTGGAAACAACCGTAGACCGCCTTCGGCTCGGATTGCAAATACTTTCGATCTTCAGGAAGTTCCTATGCACCCAGAAGCAGGCTCATTCTACGATCCAGTCGTCTAACACTAACCTCACGGTGTAGCAGGCACCGTCCCAACAGTAACTAAAGGAGCGCATATGCCGGCGAATCTTACTACGCATCTGCCGATTCTACAAGTGCTGGAGAAGGCGGGGACTACGCCGTATACCAGCTCCATCGCGGAAGCAGCAGGTCAAACTTTCTGGTCAGGTACTCCAGTGCAGTTGAACGGTGCTGGGTTTGTACAAGCATGGGATGGTGTTACAGTCACCGCTGGGATTTTGGGAATTTCAGAATCTTTTGGCGCCAATCTTGGGAGTGCGGGTCTTGGTGCTCCGATTCTTCCGTTTGGTGGAGTTACCGGAAATATTGCAATTCAGGTCTGGGGTGCTGTAGTCAATCAGCCTCTGGGTGTGAATATTGCTCTTGATACTCCAGTCACAGACGGTCGCACGTTGTATATTGAGCCGAATCAAGATAATATCTTTCAGGCTCTTTTTGACAACAGCACTGGTACAGTAGCTGCAAACTGGACCACAACTCAAGCAACTATTGGTGCTACCTATGGCATGACTAAGGATGCTAACGGTTGGTGGTATGTTGACGGCGGCAAGACTGGTGGCACTGCTGTCGTGCAGGTTGTCGGTCTTCCTATGGGACCAGGGCTTAATTCCTTGGTTAACTTTGTCTTTCTAACCGCAGCGATTCAAGTAGCCTAATCGAAGGAGATCATTTATGCCTCAAGTTAGAGCAAAATTTGCACAGTTAATGCAGCCGGGGCTTAAGAAGATTTACTTCGACTGCCTCGATAGCCAGCTCAAAGCGTCAGATTATCCGAAGGTGTTCCATGAAGTAGATTCGGATTCTGAGTATGAACAAGAGTTGGAAATGGCAGGTATCTCAGTGTTACTTGAGAAGCCTGAAAATGTCTCTACCTCTTATACAGAAATGAAGCAGGGTGCTTCTAAGAGGGTTGAGCCACTGACATACTCCCTTGGAATTAGAACCTCTAAGGAACTATACGATGATGACAAGTACGGACTTGTTGGTAAGAAAGGTCCGACGTTGCTGGCACGGTCGGCGGCGTTTACCAAAGAGATGATTGCGTGGAATGTGTTCAATCAAGGTTTTACCTCACAGGTCACAACCTTTGATGGTAATCCTCTTTTCTATAACGCCCACGCTCTGCTTGGTGGTGCACAGGCTACACAAATTGGTCCTGGTCTAGCTGGAGTTATTTCAGCACCCGGTACCTATCCTAACCGTCCTGCGGTAGATGTGGACTTCTCGGTAGCAGGTCTTCAACTTGCTACTAATCACGCTGCTCGCATGGTGGATAACATGGGCTTCCCGATTCGGCTTCGTTGGGAAAATCTCATTACTCCCCCAGAACTTCGGTTCCTGGTTCGTGAGATTCTTGGTTCTCCGGGTAAGCCTTATACAGGGGATAACACTATCAATTCTCTGTTGCCTGAAGACTACAAGAATCTCGAAGTTCCTTGGCTCAACTCTCCTAGTGCGTGGTTCCTTGTGGCACAGAAGTCAGACCATGCGCTCCAAGTCATTAATCGTGAGGCGCCGACGACAGATTTTGACGACGACTTCGATACGGATGCTATCAAGCAGAAAACGAGGATGCGCGTTGCTGCTTGGTGCCCGCGGTGGCAGGGAGTGTGGGGCACGCAGGGACCGTAGGTTTCACAGTAGAGTTTTACTGTGATAGTAAAGAGGGCGATTTGAACCTGCTCCGATCGCCCTCAATACTCTGAGGATTCAAAATGAGCTTCTTCGCACAAACCGGATTACGACACACATTCTGGACAGGACCGTGGCACTACTGTGATCGGTGCGATAAGAAAGTAAAGATTGCACTGTGTAAGTGGGAACGTGGACTTCTTCTTGGGCCTGAGTGTCAGGATTCTCATGGCATCCCAGGACTTCTTGGTGAACGGGACATTCGTATAGCACAGGTGCTCACTGATGGAAAAGAAGAATTCGCTCCTGTAGAGAAACTTCGTAATCCAGATTTTGCAGAAGAAGTAGAAGATTTCCTAGTTTAAGAGCGCGAAGGCGCTGGAAAAGGAGATGTTATGAGTATTTCTGAAGGAAGGTTTGAAGGAAACATGTCCTATCCAGACCTTCAGTTTTTTCTAGGTTTTGACGATTTTATCGACACGTCAGCACATGCTTTGAACGCGACGCAGGGTGCCGGACTTGCTGGCCAGACGCTAGCAGCTTCACTTGCTGCTACGTTGTTCTCGAATGTCGAGCCTTGGCTACGTACTGGTGTGTATGCGTCTTCGTATGACCAAGAGCAGTTTGGTACAGCCGCAGGAGTTGCTGGACCTACGACTGTAGCAAACACCAGTGGTCCACTGGCTCTGCCGCCAGGAATTCCGCCGATTCTTGCTGCTAACTTGGCAACGCTTGGGAATATGCAACGTGGACCGATTCCCAAGGGTATGCAGATTGATAGCATGGATGTCATCTATACTGTCACTGGTGCGGCTCTTACAACTGCCACTGTTGGATTGACGAAGACAGTGTTTGCAAATAATACCGCACCGGCGGTTACAAACTTGGTTGCTCTTGGAGCTAATGGTCTTCCAACCGCAGTACAAGCGCTACCTTATGTAACAAACGTGCCGGTTACAACTCCTGCGATGATTACATCGGCAGATGCGGAGATCTTGCTTAATCTTAACCTGACCACTCAAGCTGGTGGCTCTGCTGTCGTCTACGGTGTTGTATTTCATTGTCACTACAACTTCAACTAAGAAAGGAGTACCGAGATGGCAAACGATTACTCAGGTCGTATCTGGAAAATCACTGCCCCAGGAACTACTCCTTTTGGCACAGCGAATGTTAAGTTTAAGGGCGGCCTCTGGACTGGTTCCACCGCAGCGGGACAGACGTTTATCATCACAGATGTAGCAGGTAGAGCCTATACCTTTACCTCTAATACTGTAGATGATAACATCGAGTTCTTTGAACTTGGTTGGCTCTCTGGGCCTTTAACCTTCTCTGGAACGTTTGCTGGAGAAATCGATTTGTTTATGGCTACTAAGTAGGAGTCTCTTGTGGGCGCTATCAAGGCAGAAGAACTCGCTAATGGTAATATCGGGCTTGAGATTACCTACGGCGGAAAAGAGTCTCCTTTCGGCGGCGTGGATACGTCTGCGCCGCCGGCTTATATTGATCCGGCGTGCTTTACTAACTGCGATGGATTTATTATCGTAGATAACAAACTTGTTGCGGTATCTGTAAATTCTGCGCCAGTGCCTACTTTATGGAATGGAACAGCAGGAGTATTGTTAATTGGATTTGGTAACTTCTACAGTACAAAATGGGGAACTCTTAATTATGCACTTGGCTATACGGCTGTAGCTGTAACTGGAGTTACAACTGGAGTAGAGTATACTTTTTATATGACTGCCTGGAGTCCTGCCTCATTAAGCACTATCTGGAATGACACACTTGTCTTTACTATCTTTGACACCGCAACTCCAGCAACGACAGCTTCTTTAACTTTAGATCTTCTTACTTCTGGAAGTGCGCCTAGTTCAAATGGCACAGGAGCTATTGTAAATATAACCTCAATTTCTAATTTTGGTATCGCAGCGGTAAATAGCATTTATATTCCTGGTTCTATTGCCTCTATAACTATCTCAGGAGGCACCAACTATGTAGTAGGAGACAACTATTATGTGAGTCAGTCAACAGCTCTTGGAGTTAATGTTACTGGTCAAATTGTAGTGGACTCTATTGGAGCTGGTGGAGCGATTACAGGTTTTCACATAGTGTCAAATTCGTATACGACTTACTGGGGCTATCCACAGCCTACACATGTACTTAATTTTGCAGGTACTGGTTATGTAGTAGGTCCAGCTACCCTATCTTACACCCCGGTAGTAAATGTTGTTTTGAAAATTTCTGGTCCAAATGGAATTAACACATATACCGTCACAGTTGGTCAATTTACCTACTCTACGGCATCTGTGACAGGTTCAGGTGCTAACGGACAAATTGACACACTGAATCCTGACGGTACTATCGCATCGTTAACGGTTTTTGATTCAGGTGGAGGTATCTCATCTTTTACGGGTGACCATGGAGGAGCTAGCTATATTGCAGGGGGTAGTTATTATATACTGCAACAAGCGAGCAATTGTTCTACGGCAGCTTTGGCTGCTGCTAATGGTGCAGCACAGATACAAGTTATTTCTGTGGGAGGTGGTGGAGGAATTTTAGACTGGAATTTCATAAGCAGTGGATCTCCCTCTGCTGGATATGTAGCTGGGTCTTATGGAAGTTCAGCTTCTAATCTTACTCTTGCTCCTGTACCAATTACTACCATGATTGGTAGTAGTGCAGCAGACATACTTACTAACATGGCTGCTGATATCAATGGTACTGCGACTTTTACCGGTGCCGCTACTTCTGCTGATCCTAATGTTACGGCAACTGTAAATTCTGGTTTAGGAGCTTTAGTTTTTACTGCTTATACTGGTGGAGTTATTGGAAATAGTATAACAGTCCAAGACTTGTCTTATGTTGTAGGAGGAACTTACTATTACTACTTTCCTGCTCGTTCACCAGAGAATCTTACAGGTGGTACTGATAGTTCAGGTTCAACACTTTCTACAACACTTTCTCCGAAAGCCTCGATAGCTTCTGTAGGTGGAGTGCTTTACATAGCTAACATTGGACCTTCAATCATCAAGTACGGTGGTCCTGGAGCTTTTGCTATCTCTACACTATATCAAGGTGTTCGGATACTTAGAAAGTTTGCAGGTTCTTTGATTGGGCTTGCTAAAATTGACGCTCCTGGCATAGTAGACACAGCACAAGATATGATGTTTCTTTGGAGTGCTGCAAATGCTTTAGATGAATGGAATCCTACTAACATCTCAGGAAATGTCACAGGAGCAGGTTTCGCGCAACTTGCAGATATTGGAGATTATCTTACTGGGTTGGTTGTAAGTAATGGTACCGCTTTTATTATTCGCTCGCAAGGAATAAGCTATGCCACAGCTACAGGAAACGCAACTTCACCATTTAACTTTGCTCACATTGGACTTGGAGATGAAGGAGAGGGTTCACAGACAACTTCTTTAATTTGTCAGTATAATCAAACTGGCGCCTTTGTAGGAAACTCTGACATTTATCAAGTATCCAATTCAATCAGTTCTATAGGACAGAAAATAAAACCTTCTTTCTTTGCCTTGATAGAAGGCTCACAAGGTTTTCTAAGTGCCGCCTCATGTGCAGTTTACGCGGGCCAGGATATTGTAGTACTCTTCTGTTTTCAATTGGATACTGTCTCATTTTTGTTCAATGCTTTGAATAAAACCTGGACACAACTTACAATTCGTAATCAGGCTGGTGGACAAACTCTTAATTCTTTTTCGGGTGTTTTTGCAAACTCAAATGTGAGCGAGTCTGCGGATATACAAGACTCTAATCAACTAGTGCAAGCGCAACAACAGACTACAGTTAGTTCAGGTATAATCGCACCTACTTTTTGGAAACTTGTTGATGGCGTACCTGGGCCAGCTTCTATAAACGTCTTTGATCCGACTGTGACTTTTCCAGTCGAGGAGATTAGTTTCGGACGTGATATTACAATTGATGGTTTGTATGTTTCGTTGCTGGGGGTTCTTACTGGAGCTTGTAGTTTGAACTTTAGTTTTAACGGTATAACTTTTGGTTCTTTGGCTCTTGCTAGTGGATCACTAAATATGACCACACCGACAGAGTTTCAAGTTTTTCCTTCTTCGGTAACTACATCAGGAGCTTTTACAGTGCACTCTCCGCAACTTACGGTAACTATTCCAAGCTTTACAAATGCAGATTCGGCTAAGGTTTACATTGTAAAGATCGCAGAATTTGCATCTTATGATCCAAAACAGAGGCCAGTATAATGAGACCGTATGATCCTAACACATTTGCGCACACTCTTTCGGATTCGCACCGTCAATGGACACAAGGTGTACAGCAAACACTTAGTGGTAATGTTGATATGGGTACGGCTAAGGGAAGTGCGCCGACTAGCGCTGGAACCAATGCTGGAGTATACACGCAGTTTGACAAAGGGAATGGCTCTGGCACATTGATTCGAATTGCAGCAACTAGTGCTACTGATACTGGAGCAGCATACAATTGGCCTGCGAGTGGAAGCCTTGTGATTAATCATGGGCTGAAAAGACAACCGATAGGATTTCATGTTGTAGATCAAGACAAGAATGCGCCAGTCTCAAGAACGGCGCCGCCAGATAGTGATCAGATTACACTCACAACAACTGATCCCACAGCATCGCACACGGTCTACGTTTTCTAAGGAGTTTGCATGAGCTTTCTAGCTGGTGATTGTGTTGCAGGAATTCAAGGACTTTTGATGAATCGGACGACGGCTGACATTGTAATGATGGAAGCTATTAGGAAGTCTGTGCTTGAGTTAACAGAAGATTACAAGCACCCACTTCTTGAGGATACGGGACCGCTTGTTAGTTTGGTCGCTTTTCAGAATAACTATGCAGCAAGTTTCTTTTTGCAAACTGCTGACGCTCCGCTGGATGTAAAGAAGGTAAACTCATTTTTTCTGTTTAACAATCCTTATGGAGTACCTTCGCTCTCGAATCTTGCAACAAACTCTGGCTATGATTTGAAGTTTCGTAGTCCTGATTCTATTGAAGTCTTGTTAAACATTCCAGGGCTTCCAATCTACTGGACACGGAACAATAACTTGATCTATCTTGCTTCTATGCCTGATCAAGCATACAATTGTTACATGCGCTATCAGACTCAACATCCACTCACACAGACTGTTATTAATACTGCGCTTTTAGCTACGACTTTTTCAGCACAGCAGATAATGATGGCTGATGAGTGGCAAGAGATTCTTGAGTATGCTGCGGCTATTAGGATAGCGCCGCAGGTTAATCTTGCGAACAAGCGTTCAGAACTTCATACCTCTTTGTATGGAGATCAGAAGTTTCAGACCAGCGCTGGAATTGAGGGTGCACCAGGATTAATTTTTCAACGTACCTCACAACGTAATCGAGATCAAGCAACAACATCACGTAGATTCCGTCTCAGAATGGGGAGGGTGTAATGGCCACAAATAGCCTGGTGCCGTACTCTAATCCGGCAGGAAATAACCAAACATCCACGACAAGTAAAGCAGGTACAGGTTCGGCAGCATTGACGCTTCCTGGAGCAAGTACGAGCACTATAGGTGCATCTTCTTCTAATCCACTTGTACCTGCGGCTTCTTCTGTATCTTCCAGTATAACACCTTCATCAGGTACAGTAGCTAGCTCATCTAACGCAGCTTTACAATCGCAGTTAGATGACATCTATGGTACAGGTGTTGGAAATGAGCTTGACAGTTTGGTAGGTTCTATAAGTGGGACTAATTCGGAAACTCTCAAAGAATATACGGCTTCTCTGCAACCTCAGATGGAGACCGCACTAGCAAACACTAACGCTGCTCTCGGTGCTGGTGGAGTAAGTGCTAATTCTTCTGTGGCGGCAATCGCTGACTCTAACCTTCAAGCTCAAGAAACGGCATCTATTGCTGGTGAGAGTGCTTCTCTAACTCAGAGTCAACAAAGTTTAGAAGCACAACTTCTTGGTGGCATTTCCTCCGCAGCAGCCCAAGAGACAGCAGATCAAGCTGCGATGCCTTGGGAAATAGCTGGTGGTATGATGAATATGGTTGGCGGTTTCTTTGGAAACTCTAATGCTGGGTCTGGAATGGTCGCAGCAGGAAAAACGGAAAGCACAGTCTAAGGAGTTTGAGATGAGTGAAGTTGAAGGTAATACGCTAGCGTGGCCTGAAGCAGAGACTCCTACCGTACCTGCTTCTACAGGTGGGGGAGGACTTGACGTTGGAGGGTTGCTCAAACAAATTCAGGGTGATACTGCTACGCAACAGAATCTAATGCGACAAGCTATTACTCCTGTCTCTGGACAGCATGTAGGACAAATTCCTTCCTCTATGCTTCGTCCAACTAATTCAGCATCGGAGCAACCTCTTGATCATAGACAAATGGTAGGTGCGAAAGCTGCTAAGGGTCAAGGGATAGCAAATCTTTTGACTTCTGCTGGGAATGTTATTAGTAAGGCAGTCGCGGCGGAACGTCAGCAAAAACAAGCGCACCTCACAGATGCGGCGACGAAGCTCTTCACGGCGCAGGCAGCGATAGATGAAGCTCAACAGCAACATGATTCTGCTACGGCTATTGGTGATAACGCAACAGCGGCGAAAGCACAAGAGCTTATTACTAAGAATACCGCTGTGCGAGATGGTATTACCTCTGATCCTAAACTACGTAAGGCTCTTGCAAAGGGACTCAATATCAATTATATCGATCCCTCTGAGAACAAGACCGAAGAACATGACGCAGTGAAGAAAGCCATTCAAAACGCTAAGACCATGCAAGAGAAGAAGCAACTTGCTAAGCAAGCACAGCAACAGCATCAACAGCAAGCTAATCAGCAAGGCGCGCAGAATTTTGGTACGGCGTTTGCTAAGTCACAACCTCAGACTATGGCACCAAATCAGATGGCACAAGCGCAGTATGCGGCATACATGGAAGCGCAGAAAGCTAATGCTGCGGCGACGAAGGCATTGATGCCACTCTTAAGTGCTCAGGTACGTGCTAATAATACAGCTTCTCTTGAGCAGCGCCGCGAAGATCATGCTGACGCGGTTAGCCTTTTCAAGAGTCAAGATGCTTGGGATAGGATGCACGAGCAGATAAATGCTCGACAAGACTTAGCGAAAACACAGTTTGGTTATCGACTCAAGGAAATTGCAGCGACAGGGTCTAAAGACCTCGCTACTTTCAAAGCTAAGTTGTCGTTAAAAGGCGCCGACTCAGCAGTACAATTGAAAGCGTATCAGGAATTCCAGACTAAGACAGCGGTAACAAAAGCTTCTTTGGCTAAGACTGTATCTGAATTACAGATTCAGAGAGCCCAAGCTGAGCAAAAACATTATAATGCTTCGATAGTTTCCAATCTTGACCAGCAATTAGAGACTGCTAAGCAAGCTCAGACAACGTTTGGTCAGGCAGCAGATAGTCTTATGAAGGAGTATTCTAAGAAGGCCGATGTAAAGGAAGGAGGTGCGTCTAGTGGATCAACCTCAGGTACCAGCAGCAGTCTCAACTCAGCCTCTACCTGGCTTTCAGACACCGCCGCCGACCCAGACGAAGACGACGAAAACTACTAGCCCACTTCATGATGTAATCGTGAGGCAACAAGAGGCACAGCAGCAAGCTACTAGAGCAACGGCGCTAAAGCAGAAGTATGCTTCAATTGACTCGATGAATCGGCATGACAAGATTGAGGCATTGAAGAATCCGAAGCTCAATCCGTATAAGTTAACTAATCCTTACGATGGCTTAGCTAATTCTCTGCACCGTTGGAAGACTATAGCTAATGATGCTGAGCTGTCACATTTCACAGAAGATCAAAAACAAACTGTCGCATCACACTACTATGACAAGATGATTGCTCCAATGTACGGCGGCATGAAGATTGCGCCGATGAGTAAAGAGTTGTGGCTCAAGCAAGCATACAAGGAAGCTACGAACTATAACATCGAAGACTCTTACAACAATTCCATCATGCACAGTCTTGCACATGGATGGAATGAAGGATTGCCGAGTCTTGCTAGAGCAGGACAGTATGTTTATAATGCAGTTGGCAATGCTGTAGATGATGCAGTACAACTGTACCAAAATGAGAAAAAAGAACGCGCACTTCCTGATGCACAGCGACAAGCGCATTTAGCTAAGCCGTGGCATGAACAAGCAGTAGATTTACACAATCAGATTGCTTCAGTTAAGCATGATTCTAAGTTAACCGAAGCTGTCAATCGTGGCGCACAACGTCAGACAGATGAGCATGAGTTCTGGGCAGCGGCATTACCAAATTATGATGGCTGGCTGAACCATGCGACCTCATTCGTAGCAGAACAAGCTGCACAGTTGCCGATGTATGTTGCCATGGGAGAAGGTACTGGCGTAGTCAAAGGTGGCAATCTAACAGCGCAGCTTATGAAGAGTCCTGCTGGAAAGCAAGTATTTGGTTATTTAATGGCAGGAGCAGAAGGTTATGCCTATGGCAAAGCTACTCGCAAACAAGAGGACAAAGATCAGGCATGGCAAGATGCACTAGGCTATGCAGTGTTTCATGGCATGTTTGATGTTGCTGGAATGGGAAAAAAGAAACTTGGTGACGTGGTACAAGGTGTAGCTAAGGATGCAGTGGAGAGACACGTTGCTAAACTAGAGTTGGCGCAGAAAGGTCTACGTCCTGCTACAGATGCAGAGAGATATGAGGATCATCAGAAGGAAGTAGGTAACAATCTTATCGTTGCTGGTATACCTGGACAGCAAGCTATCTATGTCGCAGCTCTTAATCACATTACTAAGATGGAAGAGTCTGGTATGAGCAAAGCGGCGATCAAAGAACATGAGATGAACATGCTCAATGAAGACCCTGCCCAATATGCGCCGGTACTGGCTTCGGCAACTTTTATTCGCTCATTGCTTGGCGAGAAGAAACTTAGCTCTATCGAAGCTGGAAGTGAGGATTTTAAGTTTCTTTCTACAAGACTTAATCAGCTTATCATGGATGCTGGGAGTTCTCTCAACACACACGTAGAAGGAGTCCAAGAACAAGCAGCAACAAAGATTGCTAAAGAAGCATCGACTCCTGGTACAAAGCGTACGCTTGAATTCTACAAAGCGAAAGTAATGGCAGAACTTGCTAAAGATCCTGCCGCTGCGAAGATGGTAAAGCCAGAGCAAGTAGAGAAGATGGCTCAGCAAAAGATGGCAAAGGATCAGGCTAGAGCGGCAGCGCAGGCAGAGAAACGACTGACACAGAATCCAGTTAAGAAAGCTACATCTATTGCTTTGAAGGATAAGGCCATTCCTGCAATCAAGACGCGTACTGAATACAAGACCGATCGCTTTGGCCAACCTTCGGTACGGTATGATAAGGTACCTGATTACAAAGTACGTCTTCGTGAGCACATGGCGGCTGCTAAGAGTCAGGGTAAAACTCTCGCACAGTTCTTTGAGAATATGAGTGATGAGGATTTCAAAGATGATCTTTCTAATCACTTTTATCCAAAAGCTCTAAAAGATGCTGGCGTGTTTTTTGAGAATCAGAATACTCGTGAAGGAACTCAGAATCCGAACTTTCTTGCTTTTATGTACAATTATACTCACTTAATGCCACGTGAGTTTGGTAAAGAACTTGAGCAGCGGCTCATTGATACTATGAAAGTGCAGAAGTTTATGAGCGGCAGGAAGCCTTCAGAGCCTCAGCTCATGTACTATGCCAAGGCCATGTACAATCACATGGATAACTTCCTAGGTTCTGGGCGCTGGCCAAAGGAATCTAACATCTTCCGTAGCACTCAGGATGATATGTGGAACTCGACTGAGTGGCAACAAGAGCTCTTGCAGGAGAAGCATTTACAAGAGAAACGCAATCTCAAGAATATGTTCGCTGCTGATTCTGAGGCGCGGAGACAAGCACTTTCAGCACACAAAACTCTGAGTGCTCTTCGTATGCAAGAATATGCCAAAGGTCCAAAAAGCATGAGGTCTCAAGAAAGTATCTCAGATATTGACAGTATGATATCTGACTTACAAACTCAGACCGGCGACTATGAAAGGATACAATTCTAATGGGCGGTCTATTAGCACCTCTTGGAGAAATGTGGGCAAAGAGTTTAGAGCATGAAGGCGGCGTTGGCTCTAAGTTGTTGTCACTCGTAGGAAACAAGGAGTGGGAACTTGATATATCCCCAGAGGGAAAAGCTGTTAAAGCACAGCTTGGAGAATATCAGAGATTAAGGTCTGTAGCGTTGGGAGAGAGTACTAAAGACTCTAAGGCTGTTCTTGACTGGCATCAGAGTTCAGATGTTACAAGAAATGCGCTGCCCATTCATAAGACAACGGTTGCTGATCTCCATGCTCACGCTATGAAAACTGGGCATCCTATTCAACAAGTCACAAATAGAATCATTCAACGTGGTATAAATCCTACGACTGGAGCTAGTGATAATGCTGGGTTGACATTAAAAGAACTCGATATTAAGAATCGTTCTCAAGCTCGACTTACCGCTTTGAACGGCTCGGTTGGTGATAAGATGCAGAATGTTACTCCATTGATTGCTTCGATGCTAGAATATCCTGATCCTAGAGTTCAACTCAATGGTCGCAGAATCGCTGACATAGTATCAAATGAACTCAAGGACACTCGTACCTTCCACGAACGCGGCGGCGATGTTACGAAATCTTCTGCTAAAGTTCAGATGAATCAGTCTATTAATACCGTGAATAAGTTCCGAGCACTCTCAGAAGATAAGCAGATTCCTAAGTTGAATGTTGATCCTACTTATACACCAGCATCTAATCCTGAGCGTACTGCACAAGAAGTGCTAAGGCTTGTACAGATTCCATTTGTAGCGATACCACATATAGGACAGTATTTTCATCTTGGTGCGTCGGCACCGTTACAGGCAGTGGGTAAAGCACTACTTCGGATGAATGAAGATGAAATGCACTCGACGCTAGAGGCTTCAGGTATTCTGGCAAATACTGAGTGGGACGTTGTACATTCAGAAATTCTAGCTCGCAGCGGCAAGTTAGCTCAGTGGACCAATCAGCCAACTGCCGCGGAGATTATCAGAAAGACAATTCATCAGCCGGGATTTAACTATATGCGCTTGAAGCAGCTCTCTGCTGCGGCGGCTGTAGGATTTCATTCTGCTCAGTTCTGGGCGACCAATGCACTCAGAGGCGATAAGCGTTCTCTTGCTGAACTTGCTGAGATGGGTATTGACATAGCAGATGTACAAAAGCAAGGCGGAAAACTTACTGAAGGGCAACTTCAGAAGGGTGTATATCATTTTGTCAATAACAGATTTTTTGTTAATAAGACGATCGACCAGTCTATGTATGGAAATGCTAATTTCTTTATGCGTTCTGCTTTTATGTACCACTCTTTTGTATCTTCGGAGGCTACATATATTGGTCGAGAGTTACGGAAGCAGTTTAAGGCTGGTGATGTTAAAGGTATCGCACAGTTTGTCGGCACACTTGGTATTGTTTTTCCCTACGTCGCACCGATGTTGAAGAGTTTAGAACTTTTTGCTCGAACAGGCTCACTACAGCAAGCGCAAGCATCAATGCAAAAGGATTACAAGAGTCTTACTCATCCTGACTCTTTCGGTAATTTTGCAGGCACTTATTTTGACATGCTTGCTCACATTGGTGCTATGGGTGCGTACTATAACTACACCCAAGCTATCAAAGGTAGTCGTCTTGCAAATGCTGTTGTCGGTCCTATGATTGGAATGGGCATCACAGATATAAGCGATGCTGCGAATGCACTGAGAGGAAAGTCAATAAATCCACTTGGCAGAGATGTCACTCAAATGATTCCAGTCATAGGCAAACCACTCTCTCACAGACTTTTTCCAACCTTGAAGGAGCAAAAAGAAGAATCTTCTAAGCCTTCAAGAATTAGAAAGCATCTCAGTTACAAAGGAAGGAGGAATCCATGAGCGGTCAAAGTGCAGCACTCTCACTCAAAGAAGCACGGGCAATGCAGGAACGTGTGCAAGCCAGTGGTTCACAAGCCAAAGGCTGTGGCAGTGGTGGCGGTAAGAAGCCACATGAAAACCAGAAAACAGATCACGCTGGAAAGAATAACAAGTAACTAACAAAGGAGCAGGGAGATGCAAGTACCATTCATTCACAGAAAGCTAGAAAATCAGTGTACTCATCAGGGAATTAACTGGAACTCTGATGGGTACACTAAATTCCAGCTTTGGTTACATCTCTGGAGATTCAAAGTCATGCTACGTATCCGTCGCAAGGAAGCTTTTGGAGAATTTAGCAAGCAATGTCCTAGATGGTATTGCAAGGTTGACTATCTAGGAGTCTTCTCAAAAGATGGCTTTGAAAAACTTAAACGAAATTTCTGGTATAGTTTTGACAAGGACTTATTCAAGATTGATAATCTTGTTTATACTTTTTCAGAACTCCCAGCAAACTATGTAGAATGGTTGAAAGAAAAACGTCCTGGCGCATTCAACAATCAACAAAAGATGAAAGCGAGTTAGTGATGAAAATAGCAATGTCTTCATATTGTGGAATGGGCGCGTGGTTTATCCTACGCCTCCTTGCGGAAGGTCATAGTGTAGACTACTTTTTGTCTAAGCCAGAGTATTATGAAGACGTTCTTAGGGGGCTTATTCCGCCCCCTAAGAAGCTATCGCTGGATCATAGACGAACACTCAGAGGATACGGGTATCCATCGTATAAGGGATATGATTTATCCTTGTTCGATCTAACAGGCAAACCAAAACAGGCTGACGCATCTAGATTAGAAGCGCCGACATTAGGAGACGGCTCATTTGAAGAAGCCTTGGAGGATGATAGGAAGTTTGGCTTGGAAGCAATGGAGCAAGCCAAGATTGTGGTGCCGCCGTATCAGGAATTCGCTACAGCTTCGGAGGGGAAGGCGTATATAAATAAGGAAGGGAAGAGATACGTCTATAAACCCTATGAGGGTCCAGGTGGGAATGATGATAAGGCACTGACGTATGTTGCTAAAGATGCGCCGGATATGCTTAAGGTGATTGATAGATTGTATGCGCTGTCAAAGAATCAACTATTCATTTTACAAGAATTTGTCAAAGGTACTGAGGCATCAGTGATGGGTTATTTTAATGGCACAGACTTCTACATGCTCTCTTGTACTCTTGAAGAGAAGAAGTTTATGAATGAAGGTAAGGGTCCGAACACTGGATGCTCTGGTAATCTGGTCTTTGCTATCTCTGAAGAGTCTAAGCTCTATCGAGAAGGGCTGAAAAAGATTATTCCATTTTTACAAGAGAATCATTTTACCGGTATGATTGATCTTAATACCATTGTCACAGAAGATACAGCTTATGGACTAGAGTGGACGCCGCGATTTGGTTATCTTGCCGACTCTACAATAGCTGCGATGTATGGTCCTGGCTTTGGCGAAATGCTACAACGGGTAGCCTCTTTTCAGATACCGCAAATTAAGTGGAAAGCGCCATATGGAATGTCGGTCACACTCTCAATACCACCTTATCCTACGGAGATAAGAATTAGTAAAGCCAAGGATGTTCCGATTGAGGGACTTGATCCAGAGGACATTGAGCAACTCACACATACGTATATGTATGATGTGAAACTTTCTAAGGATAAGAAGTCTCTTATTACCAGTGGCAATTACGGTTATGTCTGCGCTCCGATTGGTATTGGAGACACCATTGAAGCGGCTGCGGCACAGTGTGATAAAGCTCTCAGTAAGATCAACATCCCAAACATGCAGTATCGTACTGATATCAACAAAGTAACTCTCAAGCGTTATCAATTTCTTGAAACCAACGGCTGGCTCTAGGAGGATGTATGAAAAAGTATCTTGTTTTTCTTGGGGTGCTACTCTTTGTGAGTAGCATTTCTTTTGCGCAGACTACCACTGTATCAGCCACTGTTACCGACTCAGATAGTACACTGTGGACAAATGGCACAGTGACGGTACAGTTTGTTCCGAATCCTGCGAATCCTAGCTTGAGTGCTTACAAACTCTGTAATGGTAGCGGAGCGCTCAATCCAGCAGTTCTATCTCAGGGACCGCTAACTCTCGATGGAACAGGTGCATTTACTGTTACAACGTATGATAATAATCAAGTCTGTCCTTCTGGAAGTCAGTGGCAGTTTACTGTATGCCCACTTTCTACTTCGAAGTGTGGTATAGTGACTACGATAACTACTGGAGTTTCACAGAATATTACTTCTTTAGTTGATGCCACTATCCCAGCGCCAAGATTTCCAGCTACTATTGGAAATTATGGCTACGCTGATATAGAAGCGGTACTTCAGCTTACTCCAGGAAGTGTCTACTATAATGTAAACAGCTCTTGTTATCGAGTATACTCAGGTAGCTTTTGGGGTTGCTCGCCTAGTGAAATTCCTACACCAGTAAGCGTTGCTAATGGCGGCACGGGCGCAACCACAGCAGCAGGGGCGCTGGCGAACCTGGGTGGCGTCTCCCAGATCATTGCCGGCACGAACGTGACCATCTCACCGAGCGGCGGCACGGGTCCAGTGACGATCAGCTCGACGGGCGGCGGCGGGAGCGGCGTGCAGTACAACCCATCGACGACCGTATACTACATGGCGAGCTCGTCAATTCTGATGAACGATGGCTACAGTTTTAGCCCAGGCACCACGGTCGGAACGTGGTCTTGCAGTGGAACAACATGCACG